GCGCACGGCGAGCTGTTCGCCGCGATGATCGCCATGCGCGACAAGGGCCGCGAGGTCGACCCGGTCACCGTGGCCGACCACATCGGCTCCCGGGTCGCCGTCCTCGGCGGCGCCCCCTACCTGATCGACCTGATGAGCGGCGTCCCCACCGCCGCGAACGCCGGCTACTACGCCGAGATCGTCGCCGACCGCGGCACCCGCCGCCGGCTGCTCGAGTCCGGGCAGCGGGTCGCGCAGCTCGCGTTCGGCGACGGCGACACCGACGCCGCGGTCGAGCTGGCCCGCGCCGCCGTCGACGCGGTCGCGTCCGTCGCCCGAGGTGACCTCGTCGCCCACGACGCCGCCCGGCTCGCCGACGACGCGCTCGCCCGCTACGCCTCCCCGGCACCCCCGGCCATGCCCACCGGCTGGTCCCAGCTCGACCACGTGCACACCGGCGGGCTGCGGCCCGGGACGGTCACCGTCGTCGGCGCCCGCCCCGCCGTCGGGAAGTCGTCGGTCGTGACGTGCCTGGCCACCCAGGTCGCCGCCACCGGCGCCGGGGTGATGGTCGCCAGCCTGGAGATGACCCGCGCCGAGGTCACCGACCGGGTGCTGGCCAACCTCGGCGGCATCGACCACGAGCGGCTGATCGCCCACGACCTCACCGATGCCGACTGGCGGGCCGTGGAGTGGGCCGCCTCCCAGCTCGCGAACCTCCCGATGACCGTCGTGGACTACCCGCACGTCGGCGTCACCGGCGTCCGGTCGCTGGCCCGCGACCAGCTCCGCACCGCGTCCGGGCTCGGGCTGGTCGTCATCGACTACCTGCAGCTGATGCGCCCGGCCGACCCGCGCGCTGACCGGCAGATCCAGGTCGCGGAGATCTCGCGGGGGTTGAAGCTGCTGGCCAAGGAGCTGAACGTGCCGGTGGTCGTGGCCGCGCAGCTCAACCGCGGCCCCGAGCAGCGCGCCAACCGGCGGCCGATGATGTCGGACCTGCGCGAGTCCGGGGCGATCGAGGCCGACGCCGACCACGTCTGGCTGCTGCACCGCGACGAGACCGAGGACGAGTCCCGGTTCGAGATCGAGGTGCACGTCGCGAAGAACCGGCACGGCCGCACCGGGCAGGTGTACCTGCCCTGGCAGCCGCAGTTCGCCCGCGTCGGTTCCGCCCCCGAACTGCGGGCCGTGTCGTGACCGGGCTGCCCGCGCCGGTGTACGCCGACGACCACGTCACGCTCTACTGCGGACGCGCCGAGGACCTCATCGCCGACGACATCGCCGCCCACGGCGTGCCCGACCGCCTCGCGCAGACGGTGCTGCCGCTAGAACCGGCATGACCTCCCCGCAGGTGACCCGTCGGGTCGACGTCGAGGGCCACGGCTGGCCCGAGACCGGCACCGACTGCGAGGTGTGCGGCTGGCCCACGATCGACGAACCCGCGCACGTCACCTGCCGGCTCGACCCCATCGTCGGCGCCGCGATCGGGGACCGGCTCCGCCGGCCCCGACCCGCACCCGGCCAACGGCTGTGCACGCTGTGCTGGCGGCCCCTCCCGCCCACCGTCGGGCCCGGCGTCTACCGCCACCTCATGTGCTGGCAGAACGCCGGCCGCGAACCCGTCGACGCCGCCCGACCCCGGACGCGCCCTGAAATCGCCGCAGAGCGGTGGCGGCGGTCCCCGCGCCCATCGCCCTAGCCGCGCCCCAGCGCGACGCACAGCGCCCGAACCCGGGCCGCGCACGACCCATATCCGACCGGGACCCCCAGGGAGCCGACCGTGACCACCGACGTGACCACCGACGTGACGCCCGACCCCGCTGTCCGGGAAACCCTCGCCGCGATCCTCGCCCATCCCGCGCCGCCGGACCCGACCCCGACCCCGGCGCCGCCGACCGACGACCAGCGCCGCGCCGCCGTCGACCTGGTCGACCGGCTGCTGTGCCGGTACTGCGGCTGGTCCCGCGTCCGCGGCGGCTGCCCCTGCACCACCACCCCCGCCGCCGCCCGACGTGCCGCCGACCGCCACCGCCTCGGCGCAGACCTCGCCGCCGCCTGCGATCGCGCCCGCCGCGCACCCCGCGCGATCCCGCCGCCGGCCACGCCCATCCCGCGACGCCGCCGGGCCCGCGCACGCTGGTAGCCCCCATCCCGCTGTGCGATCATCCGTCCAGCGGCGGGCTGGACGGATGGGTGCGGTCCCGCCCAGCCCGACCCCGGCCACCGCGGGAGCCCGCCCGATGCCCACCCACGCCCACCAGCTCGCCGTCGCCTACCGACCCGTCGCCGAGCTGCGCACCTACTACCGCAACCCCCGCCAAGGCGACGTCGCCCGCATCGCCGCCAGCCTGCGCGTCAACGGCCAGTAGCACGACTTCACCACCGACACCGCCCTCGAGGCAGCCGACGGGGACACCGACGGGGACGCCGACGGGGCCGCCGCGACCGACCACGAAGGGGGCCAGCGGTGAGCGAAACCAAGCCGGCCGAACCACCCCGGCGCCGGGGCACCCACGGCAACACCCGCGGCACCGGCCGCGGCGCCACCCGCCGCCAGCAGTCCGCCACCACCCCCGAGGCCATCGCCCGCCACCAGCGCGACCTGCAGTGCGTCCGGCTCCGCGCCGCGAACGTGGACTGGCAGACCATCGCCGACCGGCTCGGCTACGCCTCACCCGGGCACGCCCACGACCGGTTCATGGTCATCATGCGGGACTTCCCCCGCGAGGACGTCGACACCTGGCGCGACATGATCTCCGACCGGCACGAGGCGATCCTGCGCGCCATCTGGCCCGACGTGCTGCGCGGGAAGCTGTTCAGCATCGACCGCGCCCAACGCAGCCTGGAGGCCCTGGCCAAGCTGCACGGCGCGAACCGCGCCGACCCGCCGGCCCCGACCCCGGACGAGTACGACCTCGACGGCGCGCTGCGCGACCTCGAGGAGCAACTCCGGATCCGCGCGGCCGGGCAACCCGTCCCGCAGGAGTAGCGGTGCCCCCCCGGATCGCGACCCTGGCCCGGCGCTACACCGACGCCGCCCCCGCCGCGCGGCGCGCCGAGCTGATCGCGCACGTCCGCGACCGCACCCGCCGCCTCGCCCTGCTCAACGAGTGCCCGTCCCCGCTCGACCTGGCCGCCCGCTACGACCCGCGGATCGTGCGCACCCCCGCCCTGGAGCTGATCGCCGCCCGCGTCCTGGCCGCGGCGACCACCCGCGACGGGCGGCTGGTGCTGTCGATCCCCCCGCAGGAGGGCAAGACGACGATCCTGCGGTGGGCCGTCGCGTGGCTGCTGGTCGAGAACCCCGACCTGCGGATCGCGGTGACGTCCTACGCCACCGCGCTGGCCCGCACCTCGGGGCGGATCGTGCGCACTCTGATCGACACCCACGGCACCGACCTCGGGCTGACCGTGGACCGCTCCCACGCCGACGCCGCGGACTGGCAGATCGCCGGGCACCTCGGCGGACTCCGCGCCGCCGGGGTCGGCGCCGGGATCACCGGCCAGCCGGTCGACGTGCTCATCGTCGATGACCCGATCAAAGATCAGGAAGCGGCGGACTCGGACACCATCCGCGGGGCGCTGCACTCGTGGTGGGAGTCGGTCGCGTTGACCCGTCTCGCGCCGGGCGCGCCGATCATCGTGGTGCAGACCCGCTGGCACGAGGACGACCTCGCCGGCCGGCTCGCCGGCGGTGGCTGGCCGGTGGTGAACATTCCCGCCTACGCCGACGGGCAGACCCCCGACGCGCTCACCCGCCCGCCCGGGGTGTTCCTGGTGTCCGCGCGGCGGCGCACCGACGAGGACTGGCGCCGCACCCGCGCCGGGGTGGGGGAGCGGGTGTGGGCGGCGCTCTACCAGGGACGACCGGCACCGTTGGAGGGCGGAGTGTTCCAGCGCGAATGGTTCGAGATGTGGCGGGCCGAGTCGATCCCGGCGGGCTGCGCGCCGCCGGTCGTGGTCGTCGACCCCGCCGACAACCCCGGCTCCGGCGACGAGGCCGGGATCATCGTCGGCGCCTCGCACAAGGGCACCGGCCGCGCGTACGTCATCGACGACCTGTCCGGGTCGATGACCGTGGCCGAGTGGGCGCGGCGCGCGCTGCTGGCGTGCGTGCGCTACGGCGCGCCCACGCTGGCCTACGAGCAATCCCTGTCCGACCTGGCCCGCCGCGTCCGGGGGGTGTGGCGCGAGCTGCACGAGCAGGCCGTCGCGCTGCAGCGCACCCGCACCGGCGACGGCTGGGACATTCCCGCCGCGGTCGACCGGGTCGCCGGGGCCGACGCCCGCGACGAGACCCGCGCCGCGGTGGCCACGCTGCTGACCGAGATCCTCGACGTCGTCGAGGGCATCGTCGGGATGGGCGAGGCCGGCCCCCGGCTGCGGAAGATCCTCGGCCGCGGCCCGAAGCAGCAGCGCATGATGCTGGTGTCCGCGGCCGTCGAGACCGGGCAGGTTCGCCTCGTCGGCCGCCACCCCGTGCTCGAGCACCAGGCCGTGACGTGGCAGGAAGGCCAAGACAGCCCGGACCGCGTCGACGCGTTTGTGTACCTGACCGCGCTGCTGGCCGGGATCAGCGGGGTCGCGACGCTGGCGACGTCCGGGCAGGAGCGGGTCCCGACCCGCTCGACGGGGCGGTCGCGGGCGGCGGCCCGGTTGACGCGGAGCACGCGGCGATGACCGGCCGGCGGATTCCGCAGCGCTCCACCGACACCGCGCGGCACGGCCCGACGAAGGCCCGCCGCCCGGAGCCCGGCCAGCTCCACGGGCCGCCGCCGGGGGTGCCCCGCCAGGTCCGCGCAGTCGACGTGCGCGTCGAGCAGCTCGACGACGGGCGGTGGCGGTTCACCCAGGACGCGGCGCCCGGGTGGGCGGTGACTGCGGCCCGCCCGCACGAGGCGGTGCAGGCGCTGCGGGCGGCGTTCACCGAGCGGCAGGTGGCCGCGCACGCGGACTGGCGCGGCCACGTCTACGACGCCGCCGGCCCGGAGCACCGCCGGCACGCCCCGGCGTCGCGGGGTGCGCGCCGCAGCGACGTCTACGACGTGCGGGAGTGGCGGCTGGACGGGGCGCTGTGGGTGTCGCCGCGGGGGCTGCGGTACCCGGAGCGCACCCAGGTCGTGCAGCGGGTGATCGCGCGGCGGCTGCAGGAGGGGTTGGCCGCGCGGCCGGACCCGGCTCGCCCGGACCCGGCCCGCCCGTCGGGGTCGGCGTGTCCGACGATGTCGTTGGCGGACGTGTCGGCGGAGCGGGCGATGGCGTCGTTGACCGCGGACGGGGCACCTCGTCGGCGGCGCGCATGACGTGCAGGGCATGACCGGGAGGTGGCCGCGGTGGCGGTGTCGGTGTTGGCGCAGTGGTTCCCGGCGCAGGTCCGCCGGCCCGACCGCGGGCTGCGGCTGCTGCAGCGGGTGTACGTCGTGGTCGCCCGCGGGGAGCCCGGCGAGGTCGGCGACGGGGTGACGGTGTTCGACCGCCCGGACCGGGTGCTGTGGTCCTCGCCGGTCGACTGGTGGGCGAGCCCACCGATCCCGCACACGCGGCGCGCGGCGCGCAACGGGGTGACCCTGACCGTCCCGGACGGGGGTGGGCTGGTCACGATCACCCCGGGGGGCGGGTGCTCGTGCGGGTCGCTGGGCCGGTGGGCGGGGCCGGCGTGGGCGGGTCGGGTCGCGGCGCGGGTGCGGTGACCGACCAGTTGGCGCTGCCGGCGGACGCGCTGGCGGTGCCGGCCGCCCGACCGGCCGCCGTCGCCGCGGTCGATCCGGGCGGGCTGGTGCTGGTCGAGGCGCGCCAGGTCACGGAGGCGTCGGCGGGGGAGGTGGCGCGGTGGTGCGGGGGCTGGTCGTGGTCGTCGGCGATCGCGGACCCGGAGGTGTGGTTGCCGTGCCGGGCGGGTCCGCGGGCGGCGGCGGTGCTGGTGCGGGAGGGGCAGTGGGTGGGCCGGACGTCGGCGGGGGTGTTCGTGCGGTGCGCGGCCGACGACGTGCCGCGGCGCGCGTCAGCGCGGCCAGGGCCAGCGGATGCGTGACCACTCACCAGCCCAGCTCCCGGCCGTGACTTCGGTGGTGCTCAGCCGCCAGCGACGTCCGCAGCCGCAGCGCCACACGGCGCCGTGCCGGATCGACAGGTCGAGCGTGGGCGGGGTGCAGCGGTGCGGGGGACGGCCGCCGGGGCGGACCAGGCCGAGCGCGCTCACCGACCCC